GTCCAAGATGAACAGAACTCTTAAGGCTCAAGGATACGATGTCCGGGGCGTGGACGATCTTCGTGATATAATGCAGCGTTCCCAAATCGTTCAAGCCGAAGTGATAAGGCATCCAGACTATGCCGATGCTTATAGAAAAGCTATCAAAAGTGTTGAATCTCGAATATCAAATTTAACTCAACTTAAAAAAGAAAAAGAAAAATTCAATAATGTGGATTGGAATAGATTGAAAGAATTGGGGTTTACGTCAGATTTAAATGAATCTGGATACATAAATCCGAACGGGATGTTAGTTGATATGTCTGGGAAGGTTGAGGGTGGCAGTCCAGGGATGCGCTCTTTAGATCATAGGGAAATTAGCAGTAGCGGTTCAGCTGGTATGATGGAACTTATATCTCAAGGCCATATTCGCATGGATGGAACTGTTGGATCGATGGATATTTCTAAAATGCCAACCAATAAACAATTCGATCAAATTGAAAATCTCACAAACAAGCATAATGGAAAAGTATTTATTGATCTCGATGACGGGCTTGGCGAACCTATGAAATCCAGAATACCTGGAGAGGAAGGTAGTATTTCCGGGTATTATCCGGCAGAACGAAGATTTAATAGGAGCTACCCAGAGGGAACATCAGCGCAAAGAATAATTAACGATATTAAAAAATTCTTTGACGGAGGTGAGCCAAATCCATTATTTCATAGATTCGCCCACGGCGGCCTTGTATCCGCTCTTAAGTCGAGGTTAGCGGCATGACCACTCAAGCACCCGCGCAACAAGGACAGCAACAGCAAGAGGGGATGAAGCCGCCTCCAGCTCCGCCTCCTGGGCATGCGTTCTTTCAGCTTATGAGAGATGGAATTCCCGCCGAGCCGAATCAGGTGCGCGGGTATGCGGCCGGCGGTATCGTGGGTTTCGATCCTCTTGGTGAATTTGGACTTCTGGATCCACTGGGAGAGCTTGGTGATACGGGCGGGTATGATCCGGCCCCGGTGGATATGGCCAACATTAGGCCGGTAGCTCCCACGAAGGCGAATGTGCCTAGAGGTAATATGTGGCTTCACGAAACGAAAGATCCCAAAGGCGATCCCACCTTAGCTCAGGATTTGAATTTCGAACCCCCTGATGGTTCTGTTGGCGGTATTCCGATTCCGGGCAGTGGAACGGTTGGCGACTTCAATCCAGATGATTACCTGAGATGGGGAACCGGGCCGGGAGAGACTCTTGGTTATGTCGGCAAAGTTGGAAGGGCTGCTATTGGTAAGGGTATGGATTGGGCCAAGACAGGCCCCCTCACAAATCTTCGTGACATCATTAATCGCCAACAACAGACCGCAGAAAACGCCGAGGTGGTTGGAGAAATTCCAGAAGGATTTAATTCAGATCAAGCTCAGAGTTACGAACTGACCGGATCGGGAGAACCGATTGGTGATGCTTTTGCGTGGGAACCAGAAAATGACTTCATGAATCCAGATGCACCTGATAGGGCATTTCTGGATGTTGATGCACAACAGCCTGCCAGTCAAATGGAAGATCTTGGCGGGGATGAAAGCACGACATCTCAGGCAGATATCGAATCCAGTATTAGCGATGCAATGTTTAATTCCGAAGTAGATGATTTCATGGAGGTGTTTGGAACCGAAGATGCCGCGATCGATGTGGATCCGAGTTTTGAATTCGGAAATGTGAATTGGGATGGCCTTGCCATGAGCGGAGGCGTTCAGGCCGCTTTGGGAATTCTGTCAGGTGCCGAGCTTGAGGATGTTGTCGCTCAGACAGCGGTTACTCATGGCGCAAAGGCTGCCGCACAAATGGTTGGCCTTGGAAGTTACGCTGGCCCGATAGGAACCATCGCCTCAGAATTATACAACGGCCCTGGCAAAGGTTCGATGGCCAATATTGGTGCTTCGGCTGCGGGTGCGTTACTTCCAGGCGCGCTTGGAATGGGTGCCGGTCTTGCCGCTACGGGCGTAGGCCTCATCCCTGCTGGCCTCGTGTTCGCGCATAATATGCTAACCCGAAAAACTCCGACCACGAGATCCATTCAGCGTAAGGAATATGGACGAGCGAATCGTTTAATCAACGAGGCCAAGAGTCTTCTTGGATCTAATTATCAGGCTCCACCTCAGGATCTAATGAACCGCTTTACGGCAGCTGGCCAGGACATGACCTCCCATGATTCTCGTGGAACGACTGCCAGCGAAATGATTAACTTCCTTGAAAAGCAGTTAAGAGATCAGTACGGGACACATAATGTCGCGCAGGCTCAAGTTCTTAAGGATGATATTGATGTTCTTGATACGGACATTTTCAATTTCGATGAAGAGGGTGGACTCACTAACGCTCAGGAAAAACTTCAGAACCTTCGTGCAGGTGAGCTTGAGCAACTTCGAGTTCAGGCTGAAACCAGAGCCGCAGAGCAAGTGCAAGTCCAACAAAGGCTGGCCGCACAAAAGGCCGAAGAAGCCAGACAGGCGCAAATTGCTGGCGACAGAGTCAAGGCAGAAAATCTCAGATTAGAAGCCGAAAGGGCCAAGAAAGCTCAAGCCGAGGCCGCTTATGCCGCGGAACGCCGTGCGCTTGAAGAGAGGATGCGTGAGGCTGAACAAAATGACGATTGGGATTTCGATGCTTCTAACAGGCTTCGGCAACTCAAATACGCGACTATGACCGAGGAGGAGATCTGGGAGCTTGAGGATCCAGGTGATTGATGAATTATGTTATCGACAATCCTGCCGAACTGGCTAATATTGAAATTACCCGCGCTCAGGCGATTGGTGAAAGCCTCCAACACGAAGACAGACTCGATGCGGCCCGAAATAATTTTCTTCCATACGTCAGGCATTTATGGCCTACGGTCTACAACGATGATGGAACGATTAGGGCAGGGTTTGTTCCGGGCGCCCACCATGAAATCGTGGCTAATAAGTTCGACAGGATCATCTCAGGTGACCTCAAAAGACTGATCATCAATATGCCACCGAGGCATCGCTTAACCTTATGTACTCCAGTAGCAACTACTAAGGGATGGAGTACAATAGGCGATGTCGAAATTGGCGATTTTGTTTTTAGCCCTTCGGGTGAACCTGTTGAGGTGACAGGAAAATCAAACGTATACGAAGAGGAAATATACAGAGTTGAGACAAGGGATGGTCAGACTGTCGAATGTGACGGCGATCACCTCTGGAATGTTAAATTTGTAGGTGGCGGGAGTAAGTTTGGGGATTATTCCACAAGGGATTTATTTAGGAAATTAAGCGAAGGTGCGTGGGTTAAATACAGTAACTACCCTAGACTCCCTGACGTTTCCCCTATCGAATACCCAGAAGCGGATTTGTTGATTCCTCCTTATATTCTGGGCGCATGGCTTGGGGATGGCGCGAGTGGATGTGGAACTATGGCCGCTCATCCCAATGATGCTCCGCACATTAGGTATCGGTTCGAATCTGAAGGTATTCCAACAACTGATTTATCGCACGATAAGATTTTTGGAACTAAAAGTTTAATGGTTAAGCTTCGTGAGATTGGCGTTCTTGATAGTAAACATATTCCTGAGATATATTTAACTGCTTCAGTCGAACAAAGACTTGCTCTTATGCAAGGACTTATCGATACAGATGGAAGTGTTGGCATCGATGGAAAGTGCGTTTTCTACACATCATTGCCCGACTTGGCTGATCAGTTTCTTGAGCTTGTTCATAGTTTCGGAGTATGCGCTTCAATAACATCAAGACAAACGAATTACGAAGGTGTCCCTAGCAAGGCATCTTATCGGATTAATTTCAAACTTAAAGATGCTGCTTCATTGCCGAGAAAGAGGGAACGAACAAGAAATCACATAACAAATAATGGACGTACAATTCGCGTTTTTAAAACTGATAAGGTCGAGAAAGTACAGTGTCTAAAAATCACTAATGATGATGGTTTATTTCTTGTTGGTAAGGGCTATGTCGTTACACATAACACAAAATCAGAATTTGCCTCTATATACCTTCCATCGTATTTTGTTGGCAGGAATCCAGGTGGATATATCATGCAGGCCACTCACTCAAGCGAATTGTCGCTGAAGTTTGGTGGTAAAGTTCGTGATCTGGTGAAGCGAAAAGAGTATCTGGAACTCTTTCCGAAGACCACCCTAAAACCAGACGCCACGGCCCGAGGCAGATGGATGACCACTGGCGGCGGTGAGTATTACGCCGCGGGCGTGGGAACGAATATCGCCGGTCATGGCGCCGATCTTTTTATCATTGATGACCCCCACTCCGAGCAGCATGCCGAATCTCCCACAACCCTTGATTCTCACTACGAATGGTACAGGGGCGGGCCTCGACAGAGGCTCCAGCCTGGTGGCGCGATCGTTCTTGTCATGACCAGATGGTCGAAAAAGGATTTGACGGCCCGAGTTTTAGAGGCAATGGGCGAGGAAAATGCCGATGTTTGGGAAATAGTCGAATTTCCGGCAATTCTTGATTCTGGCCGTTCTCTTTGGCCGGCCTACTGGCCGCTCGATCAGCTTTTGGCGACCAAAGCTTCCGTTGGTACTGCAAAATGGCTTGCGGAGTACATGCAAAACCCGACAGCTGAAGAAGGGGCCATTTTAAAACGCGAATATTGGCAAAAATGGCCGCATGCGAAGCCCCCGGAGGTCGAATATATCCTCCAGTCGTGGGATACGGCCTTTTTGGCCGATGAAAGGGCTGATTACTCCGCTTGTACCACCTGGGGAATCTTCAAAAGGGAAAAACGCGAGAAAGGCGACACCCCGGAGCATATTATTCTTCTGGATGCCAAGAAAGGCCGGTGGGAATTCCCTGAACTTAAGCGAATTGCGCTGGCTGAACATCAAAAGTGGGATCCAGACATGACGATCATTGAAAACAAGGCCTCAGGCGCCCCGCTCACTCAAGAACTCCGCGCGATCGGTATACCAGTGGTGCATTTTAACCCGATCAAGGGCCGGGATAAGGTAGCCAGAGCAAATGCCGTATCGCCTACATTTGAATCTGGCCTCGTTTGGTATCCAGACAAAAATTTCGCCACCGATGTGATTGAAGAATGTGCTGACTTTCCTTATGGCGACCATGACGATTATGTTGACAGCGTGACCCAGGCTATGCTTAGATTCAGACAAGGCGGGTTCATTACGCACCCGAGTGATTACGAAGACGAGGAAGAGAAGTTCACCAAAAAAAGGAGAAAGGCCTATTACGGGTAAGAGAGAAGCGAAACTAGGAGAAACAAATGTCGGAAACGAAATGGAAAGTCCTGTCACTGGGGGCGGGAGTGCAGAGTACGGCAGTTCTGTTGATGTCTGCCTTTTTGGCGGAATGAGCGAGGAGTGTTTAGGATATTGCGGTTCATAAAATAGGAAGCTGATTACTGGGGTGGCTTCCTGAGGAGTTGAGCATGGCTATTTCGCCTGCTCTTCCCGCATCCGGTGGCCACCCCACCGAAGATTTCGAGCTTGAAGGTGATCTTGAGTTTGAAATCGAAGGCGAAGAGTCCGAAGAAGAAGTAGATGAAGAGGCCATGGAAGCAGCCATGGCCGCGCAGGATCATAATGCGAATCTCGCCGAGCATATGGACGAGAATGCGCTTCTCACCCTAGCAAAAGACCTTTGTAAATCCATTCGTGATGATAAAACCTCTCGAAAAGAATGGGAGGAAATCCTCGAAAAGGGTCTTGAACTTCTTGGCACGAAATACCAAGAGCATGGCGACCTTTTTGAAGGCGCATCTGGTGTAGTTCACCCCCTCCTAGCCAAAGCGGTAGTTCAATTCCAGGCTCAAGCCTACGGTGAGCTCTTTCCTGCGGGCGGGCCTGTCCGGACACAAGTGGCCGGCGATGCTTCCACGCCAGTAATTCAGCAGGCAAATCGCGTTGGAAATTACATGAATTATCAGGTGACCGAGGTGATGGAGGAGTACGAGGAAGAATATGACAATCTTCTCTTCAGGCTTCCCATAGATGGCTCCGCATTCAAAAAAACATACTGGGATGACATCCTTGGCCGGCCAGCTTCAAGGTTCGTAATGGCCAAAGACCTGATTGTTCCTCACGCGACAGTCGATATAAATACAGCCCCCCGATTCACCCATGCAGTTCCAATCAAAGAAAACCGAATGAACCAGATGATGGCCTCTGGCTTTTACCGAAATGTCGATCTTGGTGAGCCAGTGAAAAACGAGCAATCCCAGCTTGAGGACAAGACTGATGACGTAGTTGGTGTCCAGCCGAATCCTCAGGATAGGGATGAATACACCGTTTTTGAGGTTCATGTTGTCACGGAACTTGACGGGTTCGAAGAAGAGTCCATGGGTGTCGGTGTTCCGTACATTATTTCCATCGAGGAAGAGTCGGAGCAGGTGCTGGCGATTCGCCGAAATTGGAACGAAGGCGATGAATCCAAGAAGAGAAAAGACTATTTTGCTCATTATAAATTTCTTCCAGGCCTGGGATTTTATGGTTTCGGCCTAACCCATATGATCGGGAATCTTTCGATCACTTCAACAGCACTTCTCAGGATGCTTATCGACTCTGGCGTATTCCATAACCTGCCAGCTGGATTCAAAGCCAAGGGAATGAGAATCAGGGGTGATAATGAACCTCTCAAGCCTGGTGAATTCAGGGATGTCGATGTTCCAGGTGGAAATTTAAGGGATTCGATAATTCCGCTTCCATTCAAGGAACCGTCAAACACCTTGGTCACCCTCCTTGGGATGATTGTCGATGCCGGAAACGACTTCGCAGCGACCACGAACGAGAAAATAGCCGATTCGAATCAACAGGCGCCGGTTGGAACTACCGTGGCCTTGATCGAGCAGGGCATGAAGGTGATGTCTGGCGTTCACAAGAGATGCCATCGCGCCCTGAAGAACGAGATTCGAATTCTGGCCCGCATCATTCAAGAGAATTACAGCGAATATCCATACGATGTTCAGGGCGAGAAAAGGCAAATCCTGACCGAAGACTTCGATGCTGATGTAGATATTCTTCCTATAAGCGATCCGAACATCCATTCTCAAACGCAGCGCATTTCGATGGCGCAGACTCAGCTTCAGATAGTCATGTCGGCTCCCGAGATTCACGGGAAAAAAGGCCAGCATGAGGCTGTCAGGAGAATGTATGCCGCTCTTGGCGTGTCAGATATCGAATCTATCCTGCCGGCCCTTGAAGAGCCAAGGCCGAAAGATCCAGCCACCGAGGCCGCCGAAGCATTAACCGGTGAGGCCATGCAGGCTTTTGAGGGGCAGGATCATGCCCTTCATGTCGAAACCCATGTCAAGACGATGTCTCTTCCATCGATGATCAACCCTGTTGTTCAATTGGCCTTCGAATCTCATATTTTCGAGCATATTGCGATGAGAGCCACAGAAGAAGTTGAGGGTGAGTCAGACGAGCAAAGAGGGATGATTCAACAGATGGCCCCAGAAATTCAGGATAAGGCCGCGGCTGAATTGAACCAGAAAAACCAAAAGGTCATAGCCGAAAAGGTTGCGGTGTATCTGGATGAATATTCCAAGATGAGGGCCGAATCGAAACCTGATGACGAGGATCCGCTTGTCACTCTAAGGAAGCAGGAAATCGCCCTTGAAGGTGAAAAACTCAGACAGTCAGCGCAAGAAAAAAGAGAACGGTTGGCCTTTGATCATGAGCGCGGCGTGTCGGCGGATATTCTTGGATTTAAAAATGCGGAAACTTCAAGGATGGCAACCAATCAAAGAACAAAGGTAGCCAGAGAACGGCTTCGGTCAAGCGAAGAGCAGACCGAGGATCGTATTGAGAGCTCCGAGAAAATAGCGAGGATGCGTCCAAGTGGCAGTGGGTAGGGCATCGATGTCGAAGCAGATATCAAAGGCCCCGAAGCGAAAAGTTAACAAAAAACCGCAAAAAGTTAAGAAAGCGGTGAACAAGGTCTATAACCCGAAGCATAAGCTTCGCCAGAGGAAACCGTAATGGATGATTTACAATTCGCTTATACGGTCAGAACGACCATAAATGAGCGCACCGAGGACATCACGGCCCATCTGATGGGCGGGCAACTCAAATCGATGGATGAGTACGCTGGTTTGATGGGCGAACTTAAGTTCATCGCAGATCTTGAAGAAAGCATTCAAGACAAGCAGAAGAAAATAGGAGAGGAAGAAGATGGGTGAGGAAAAATTTGAGCCAGGAGTGGGGAGAATTGTGGCCCTCGATGATCAGCCGCCGGATTCCCCGGCGGGGCCTGTCACGGGGGATGAGTTTGAAAAGAGATTCGGGACTGCTTTTATTCCAGATGAAGAACCTCAGGAGCTAAATCCCGAGGACAAGGAAGTCTGGGATCGTATTCCTGCTCCTGTTGGGTGGAGGATTCTCATCCGGCCATACACGGGTGCGAAGATGTCAAAAAGCGGAACCATCCACCTGGCAGATTCCGGCACCACGCGCGAAGCACTGGCTACCGTTGTCGGATATGTCCTGAAAATGGGGGCTCTTTGCTACAAGGATCCGCGCAAGTTTGGTGTTGACCCGGTGCCATGGTGCAAAGAGGGCGACTGGGTGCTTATCGGAAAATACGCTGGCTCGAGATTCAGGCTTTACTTCGACACCGGGGAAAACCCGGAGGTTCGCATGATCAACGATGACGAAGTCATCGGCACCATAATCGATCCTGATGATGTCAGGACGCTATAAAGGGGAACGCCATGCCAGGCGAAGATGAAAATGTCGTAGTCGATGAAGACAAAGAAAGTGAGGCGCCGGATAATTTCGGTTCAGATCCGGTCACAGAGCCAACCGAGGATCTTACCTTTGAGATTGATGAAGAAAAAGGTGAGGTCACTGAGTCTGAGCCAGAAGCCGATCCTGATGATGTGTCGGATGAGTTAGCCGATACCAGCGAAAGGGTTCATAAAAGAATTGGCAAGCTGACTTACGAGAGGAGAGAGGCTGAGAGGGTCAGGGATGAGGCGGTAGGCTACGCCAAAAATGTCGTGGCCGAGAACGAATCTCTCAAAAAGAAACTATCCGGGCAGGAAACTGTCACCATCACAGAGGCCGAAGAGCGCAATAAAAGCCAGATGGCCGAAGCTAAATCATCCCTCAGAAAGGCTCGTGAGGATGAAGACATCGATATTGAGGTTGAAGCTACCGAATTAATGGGGAGGCTTTCAGCTGAAGCGAACATGATTCAACGAGCTAAAAGAAATGCTGTTCGAAAAGCCGAGGAAGGTGAAGACGATACTTCGGATACATCACCGCCGGCCGCCCCTGCGGCTCCATCAGAGGAGAATTTAGATCCAAAAGCTGTTGCTTGGGCCAATAATACTCCGTGGTTTGGGGAGCATCAGGGAATGACCGATTACGCCATGTCGCAGCATTTTGCGATGCTGAGAGAAGGATTTGACCCCAAGAGCAATGAATACTACACTGAGGTCGAAAATCGCGTACAGAACATGTTTCCCCACATGTTCAAAAAGCGCGCATCCGCATCACCCGCCGAAGACGGCGCCACAGAAACACCGGTCAGGAAAAGGTCAGGTCAGACCGTGGCCCCTGCCGGAAACTCATCTGGTTCTGCTAGCAAGAAATCCAAAACGGTAGTTACAACAAGTGAGCAGGCTATGGCGCAAAGCCTTGGTATACCCAACGAGGCCTATGCGCGAGAGAAAGCCAGACTCGCAAGAGAAAGGGAATTAGAAAATGCCTGAGAATAATGAAGGCGCCTTCGGGCTAGACGAGTCTCAAAATAACCCTACGGCCAATATGGCCGCTGAGGTTACCGAGCCACTCGCACCCGCTATGACACAAGATTTTGAGGATGACCCTGTGCCTCCTTCCAGGGCCTCAGAGACTCGTGAGAAAACCGAACGGCCACAGGTTTGGAAGCCACCTCAACTGCTCGATGCTCCTCAGCCGAATGAGGGGTATCACCACAGATGGATTCGCTACCAGGTGAATGGAGTGGTGGATCATAAGAACATGTCTGCGAGGTTGAGAGAAGGTTACGAATCTGTAAGGGCCGAGGAATACCCCGACTTCGAATGTCCGACATTGGATAGTTCTCATGACAAGCATGCCGGCACCTTCACGACTGGCGGGCTTATCCTTTGCCGGATTCCAGAAGAAATCGTGAAGCAACGACAGCAATACTTCGATTCTCGCGCTGACAATGCGGATCGCGCCGTAGACAACGATCTCTTGAAGGCAAACGACCCAAGAATGCCCTTTGACGCCTCGCAAAGAGCGAGTCGGGTTACCTTTGGTGGTGGCCGGTCTTAGGGAAACAAAATTCCAATCCAACATAGGGAACAGTAGATCATGGCAAATAAAGATCATCCGATGGGACTCAAGCCAGTCAGAACGCTTTCGGGTGTTTACACTGGCGCGGTGAACCCATATCAGATTGCGGATACCTACAACTCCGCAAATAGCGGTATCTTCACCGGAGATACCGTTCAACCCCTGTCCACCGGATACATCCGGCTTGGCGAGGCGGCTCCGACTGTGGACACGCTTGGCGTGTTTGCGGGGTGCAATTACGTTGACCCCGGCTCTGGCACTCCGACCTGGAAGGCCTATTACCCTGACTCCACGAATATCACCGTTGGCATCATCGAGGCTTTGATTTGCGATGATCCGATGGTCGTTTTCGAGGTTCAGTGTGACGGGATCCTGACGATCGCGGATGTGTTCAGTAACGCCACCGTGACCATCACGGATGGCGACACGGCATCGGGAACCTCCCGTTTTGAGCTTGACCACTCCGAAGTGGCCACAACTTCTACCGATCCGCTGAAAATCATCGGCCTTTCCACGAACGATGAAAATAGCGACCAGTCTGTCGCTAACGGAAATGCCTATGTGATTATCAACAACCATACGCTGAAAAGCGTTGGTACGGACGGCATTTAGTCGTTAAACAAAAAGGAATCTGAAACATGGCTATCAACAGAGCGCAACTTGCCAAAGAGCTTGAGCCTGGCCTTAATGTTCTTTTCGGCATGGAGTACAACCGGTACGACCAAGAGCATGAGCAGCTCTTTGAGAAGGAAACCTCTGTACGAGCCTTCGAAGAAGAGGTCATGCTCTCAGGGTTCGGAACGGCTCCTGTCAAGGCTGAGGGCCAAGGGGTTAGCTACGATGACGCTCGTGAGGCGTGGACTGCACGTTACACCCACGAAACCATCGCACTGGCCTTCGCTCTCACCGAGGAAGCTGTCGAGGACAATCTGTACGATTCCATCTCCAAGCGGTACACCAAGGCCATGGCCCGCTCGATGGCGTACACCAAGAACGTCAAGGGCGCCGCGATTTTCAATCGCGCGTTCAACAACTCTTACCTGGGCGGTGATGGCCTTGAAATGATCTCCGCTCTCCACCCACTCACTGTCGGCGGAACGTGGGCTAACGAGCCTACGACTGCTTCCGACCTGAATGAAACCTCGCTCGAGAACGCGATCATCGACATTTCGCTGTTCACGGACGAGCGTGGCCTCACCACGGCCCTTCAGGCCCGCAAGCTGGTCATTCCGCCGCAAATGCAGTTCACGGCCGATCGCCTTCTACACACCGAAGGCCGCATCGAGACTGCGAACAACGATCTGAACTCGATCAAGCATCAGAACGTGGTGCCTGAAGGGTTCACCATCAACCACTTCCTGACGGATACGGACGCCTGGTTCCTGCTCACTGACGCGCCAAATGCGCTGAAGTGTTTCGAGAGAACCAAGCTGACCCATAAGATGGAAGGCGACTTCGACACCGGCAACATGCGTTATCGCTGCCGGGAGCGGTACGTTTTCGGTTGGTCTGACCCACGAGGGGTCTACGGCTCTCCGGGCGCGTAGAGTATTCAGGGGCCGGGGGAAACTCCGGCCCCTATTCTAAGGGTAAGTTGAGGTTTAATTCCTCTTGGCAGATAGGTGAAAAACCCTGTGTGTTCCTGGTGAAGGAGAAAAGAAATGCCACTTACAAATTTTCCCAACGGAATATCGAGCTTTGGTGTTCCTGTTCTTGGTGGTGGAGATATCACTACGACAGGAAATGTTAGATTTGTTGGGTCCACAAGAAGCGGATCTTCCAATGCTAACTCAGGGAAAGACCCTGACCACGCATGGAATACGATGGATTACGCGGTTAGTAAAATGACTGCAAACAATGGCGATATTGTTGTTGTTTGTCCGGGACATGTGGAAACCGTCACGGCTGCTGCTGGTCTTGCTATCGATGTTGCCGGTATCACTTTCGTTGGCATAGGACATGGCGACAACAGGCCGCAAATTAATTTTACCACGGCTGTTGGTGCTGACATGGATATCGATTCAGCGGATACCAAGATGACGAATTTCAGATTCACGGGTGGAATTGATGCTCTTACTGGACCTATCGACATCAATGCTGCCAGATGTTCATTGATCAATATCGAAACTAAGGATGTTACGGGTCAATGTACCGACTTTATTGCTACCGATGCTAATGCAGACGATTTACTGATTTCGGGATGGAAGCATTATGGTTCATCTTCTGCTGGTGCAGAGACTGCAATGACGATTATTGGCGGCGATAATATCACCATCGAGAACTTTTGGATTGATGGCGATTTTGGTACTGCTTGTATAGAGAACGTAACTACCGCTGCCGTTAACTTGACTGTTGGTGGCGGGTCTTGTGAAAACTATGCCAGAACCAGGAATTCAGCCGATGTAATTCTCACTGCTGTAGCAACGACAACTGGTAACGTAGGGCCAAACATCAATGCCAGATTAGCGGACAATGCGGCAAATGTTACTCAGGCGTTTGTCGGGGCTGATATGCAATTCTTCCAGCCAATTCGCATTGTAAACCTTGATGGCGAGTCTAGTATGGAGACGAACATCACTGCTTCAACGGACGCTTAGTAATAACGCCGTATCCACCTGTGAATACGAATGCGAAAGTTGTGGATTGGAAATGGAGCGTTTCGAAATGGTTCCGCAGGACACCCCTCCCGTTTGCGAATATAGGCGGGAGGGGATGCGGAAGTTTATTGAAGTACCCTGACATTTAGTTTGGAGAGCTAAAAATGGCTAAAGCTAAGAGTCGTACCTCATCAAACAAAAGTGTAAAGAAGCTAGGAAAGAAGAAGAATGGAAAAGATGAAGATCCTAAAAGTTTCTTCGGATTTAAAGACACTGATAAAATGGAAAATACATTTAAAACGATAGGTAAAATTAATAATCCACCTGTTAAGAAAAAGAAAAAGAAGAAACAAAATCCAAAGGCGTGGACAAAGAGGCCATAAAGACAGGTTACAAAGGGGGGATAGTTATGGCTAATGCTGTAACTTCTCAAACGATTCAAGATGGTCTCAAGATGGCCATCATCATACCGGTTCGATTGCTTTGGGATGCAACAACCGATGCTTTCATCATGAACCTTCTGGCAGGTATGTCAGATACGTTAGGTCGGATGCTGAGTTTGGTTATATGATTGGAAATCTCCCTATCTGTCACGTTGAAGTTGAGGAAGATTAGTCATGCCTATGCGTGAGTATGAGTGCATTGAATGCGGGGAGGATCTTGAGCGGTACGAACCGTACATCAAAAAGCTTGAGACTCCTCCCCGCTGCTCATGCGGGAAGAAAATGAAGCGCATGTTTTCCTCCCCGCAACTCGTTATGTATGGTGACGGTTGCTATGAGAGTTCTGGATGGGGAAGCCAGTGGCGTAACCATTGGGGTAAAGATTTCCGCCGGAAGAATGAAGGCAAAGGGGCTGTCGATAGCGCACAGAAGGCTATCGTTAACCACAAGACCGACTCTCTTGGCAAGGAATATTCGAAGTATCCTGACATTATCAAGGAGGGATAGTCATGGCTGATGCTGTTACTTCTCAAACGATTCAGGATGGCCCTAAAGTGGCTGTCATGCACTTCACCAACATTAGTGACGGAACTGGCGAAGGAACAGCTGTCAAAAAGGTAGATGTTTCTGCGCTTGCGCCGCTTCAAGCCGCTGGCGGCGAGGCCGCTTGTGATGAAGTTCGTATCATGAAGATTATCTTTTCCACATCAAGTATGCCGGTTCGTCTTTTGTGGGACGCAACCACGGATGTTTTCATCTTGGATCTTCCAGCAAACGAATCAGACATACTTGACTACACTGATATCGGTGGCCTGAAAAACACCCAGGCAAGTGGTTGGACTGGTGATATTAATTTCATCGTGTTGGCCGCGCTGGCAGACAATACCGATTCATATGCGGTCACCCTAGTGTTGGAAAAGAAATACGCGGGGTCTTAGGCAATGAGGCAGAACGGTAGTCGTAAAATGACAGCCACAACTCATTCGAAAAGGATGAGCATGGATTCCCAACTCAGATCAATGGGAATGGGCGGAAACCTGAAACCCGCGAAGAAGGTTAAAAAGAAAAAGTCTTCAAGAGCTCCGGCAATAACCAGGGATCCAACCCTGAAGACCGGAGGCCTTGAAATAACAGCGAGTGTATTAAGAAAACTCAGAGGGTAGGCCGATGGCAACGAGCGGAACGCAAGTCTTTACGTTTGATGCCGCTGAGGCCACAGAGGAAGCCTTTGAGCGATGCGGCAGAGAGTCTCGTACTGGGTATGATCTCCAGACTGCCATACGTTCAATGAACCTGATGGTTTCCGACTGGGCGAACAAGGGCATCAACCTCTGGACGGTGAAGACTCGCGAAGAACCAATGGAAACTTCCGAGAACGAATACGTTCTTGATGGCGATGTTATCGATATTATTTCGGCTGTGATCGTCAGGTCTGGCACTGACCTGAGTATGGGCCGGATTAGTCGTGAGCAATTCCTTACCACTCCGGTCAAGACAACCTTGGGTCGGCCAAGCCAGTGGTATCTGGATCGTCAAATCATTCCGAACCTGAAGGTATATCCAACGCCTGAAAATTCAACTGACGTTTTTAAATATGATGTCCTTATCAGAATCGAAGACATCAAAACTGGCACCGATACGATTGCGATTCCGTTCAGGTTTTACGAAGCCTTCATGGCCGAGCTTGCCTCGAAGATTGCAGAGAAAAAGGCGCCCGACAGGTCCGAAATCCTGGACGCGAAGGCGATAGTGAAGTTTGATCTGGCTGCCGCTGAGGATCGCGATAGGGCCGCGTTTCAGATCACGCCCGATCTGGCTATTTATTACAGGGCATTCAGGTAATGGTACAGGCCAAAACGTATGCGTCAGGGAAGTTTGCTCTTGGGATCTGCGAAAGATGCGGATTCGAATACAAATTATCCGAACTCATAAAAGAGTGGACCGGCCTTTTGGTTTGTAAGGAGGAATGTTTTGAAGTCAGGCATCCACAGGATTTTCCAATCCACCTTACGACTGACCCGGAAGCTATCAGGGATCCTCGCCCTGCGCGTGTTGAACCTAATGAGGTATTTGTGGGCGGTCCTGGTGCGACTGACAAGTTTTTTGGTTCGCCTCGCAAACCGCTCAATATCGCGGTTGCCATGGGGAAAGTAACGGTGACGATAGCATGAATTATTTTGAGCTTAAACAGAGAATCCAAGATTACACCGAAAACACGGAATCTACTTTCGTGGCCGAGATAGATGATTTTATCAAAACGGCGGAAGACAGGATTTTCGAGGAACTCGAGTTGAACCTGTTTAAAAAAGAAGACTCTTCCCTGTCCTTCACGGCCGGCACGGCCACAGTTGTGGCGCCCGAGGACTATCTCGTGTCTGTATCCATGCATGTGACGCTTGGAAATGGAGAGGAAGTTCCGCTCATTAAAAAGCACCACACTTTCCTCGATGAATACACCCGGGATCCAACTGATCTTTCGTTGAGGGATGTTCCGAAATACTACGCCGACAAGGACGCCGAGCTTTATACTTCGTCCTCTTCGGGAAGTACGATCCAGGTATCTCCTGTTCCAAAGGATGCGCTTGGATATCGTCTGGTTTATTACTTCAAGCCTGCCTCGATCACAGATGTTGATGTGACGAGGGTCGTGACGCTTGGTACGGATCCATTTGCTACACAAGGAACCCTACCGTCTTCCGTGCTGACAGTGACCGACACCTCGCACGGAATGGATGAGCAGACATTGGTTGAATTTGCCGGGTCAGCGGCTGTGGATACGGTTGCGGCAGCGGTAATTAATGCAACCCTACCTCACCAACTGACGAGTGTAGCTACGAATTCGTATAACGTGAAACTTAGATCGACTGACTACACCACGCCGGTCCAGTCAGGTGCTGAGAATACTTCGACCTCTGGCGGATCCACGGCAGTGGTGGCTACTTACATCAAGGGTGCGATTTCGTGGATCAGCACAAACTGCGAATCGGCCCTGTTCTATGGATGCATGGTCGAGGCCGCGATCTTCATGAAGCAGGATGCTGCCGAGGGATCTTTGCTGGCCCTTATGGAAGCGAGGTATCAGGCTCAGATCGCCAGGCTCAAGGTTAAGTATCAGGGCCGCGGAAGGCTTGAAGAGCGCAGGTACGATAACGCCAGGATGGAGCCAGCGTAATGCCAACCATTACGAACGAAATATGCACCACATTTCTGGATGAGCTTCTTGGGGGAACCCACGATCTCGATACCAGCGGAGATACGCTCAAAATTGCGCTCATCAAATCCGTGGATGAACTGGAAACCGATTCGTTTGGCCAGGCCACCACGA